GAAAGTCAGTTGTGGAAGTACAGCCTTCAGAGAGACTACACAGACAACATAGGTGCGTTTATATTTGAACAAATCACCAATGGGAACATAAAGGCTTCCCAGCAGAACGAGGTCAACGAAATCCTTCAGGCACGCTTCCACGAACGAGGAACCCACGGCTTTTGGCAACTGTATAAAAACTTCTCCTACATCGATACGATGGGATCGTTGATATCGGCGATTACCCAAATAGGAGACCTTGCCTGGGCGATGTACGAAGGCGGAGTCTTTACTGGGTTGAAACATGCCGGCCTTGCCCTTGTTGGAAAAAGCAAAATTACCAGAGAGGACTTGGGTATTGTCCAAATCTCCGAAGAGTTTTCCGACGCCACCAAAATGGGCAAAGCCGTTGCCTTTGTATTTAAGTGGACCGGCCTTACAAAGATGGACGCCATCGGCAAAGAAGCCCTCTTAAATACGGCGTTGGAAAAATATCAAAAGCGAGCACGAAACGATTCTGAAAAACTGGCCGAAGAAATCAGATACATCTTTGGAGATGAAACTCAGGACACCATAGAGGCTTTGAAAGATGGAGAGATTACCGATAACGTGAAGATGCTGGTTTATTCCAGACTGGCAGACTTCCAGCCGATAGGCCTTTCTGAAATGCCCCAAGGGTATTTGACCGCGGGCAACGGAAGGGTCTTCTACATGTTAAAGACATTCACCATCAAACAATTCGACGTCTTCAGAAGAGAATGCTTTTCCAAGATGGCCAGCAGCGAAAAATCCGAAAGAATCGAAGGACTGAAAAACCTGATCAGATTAGGGGCTCTTTTTGTACTTGCCAATGCAACCGCAGACGAAATTAAAGACTTCATCCTGGGCAGAAAAACTGACTTCAGTGACAGAGTAGCCGACAACCTTTTGAGACTGGTGGGGGCCAGTAAATTCATCACCTGGACCGCGAGAACCGAAGGCATAGGGATGGCGCTTTCTAAACAAATTCTTCCGCCGTTCAAATTCATAGACTCTGCGTCTAAAGACATCATCAACGCCGGCGACGACAAAGGGTTAGAAACGACGGCCTCCATCCCATTACTTGGGAAACTGGCATACTGGCACATGGGAAGAGGGACTACCAAAAGAAGAGACATCTGGGACATCCGCCTTTCCAAATACAGACAATCTCTTTCAGATGTAAACGAAGATTACGAAAAAGCCGTTGACAAACAATCATTCATGCGAGATCATCGCGAAGAGCTTGGTAGTTACAGAAGATTGAATGCCTTCCAGTCCGAAATAAACAATTACCGGAAGATCATCAATCAACTGAAGTCCAGACCAGAGCAAACCGATTCTACACGAAAGAGAATCGAACAGCTGGAGACCAGAAGAACCGAACGAATTAAACAATTCTTAGAAAAGGAGAAATCATGAAGAACGGAGATTTGTGGCAGCAGGGAACATTTGAAGTAACGGGATCGGCGAAGAACATCTGGAGTTATGGAACCGGTGAGGCCAAAGACCCGATCGACATCTGGATTCAGAACACCCACGCCAGCGCGATTATTTACGTCAATCTTTCCGGGGCCGCGACGGTAAGCGACACTATGTTGAAGATCGCAGCGGGGACCACGTTGACCTTGCAGAACATCCGAAACAACATCAGTGTTATCGGAAGCATTGCTTCCAACACAGTCCCTTACGCTTACTGCAAGAACGCCGGAAGATAACTTGTGGCCGTCCGCTCCTCCTCAAACTTTTGCCGCACCGGGAGGCGCCGAGGGTGCGGCGGACGGCTCTTTAATACTCCACTCTGCTTGGGTCCGGGATATACAGCCCTAATTTTTCAGCGGCCCACCGGACAATGTTATTTACATACTGTGCAAACTCATCCGTGGTGAGACGGGCCGATGACTTCATCATCACCAGCCCGTTCTCATCTCTTTCCATTCCTAGAAATTTTTCCCTTAAAGCATCGTGCATTTCATCCCTGCTATATCCGGTGTGGTGCGAAAGCATCTCAATTACAACGCCCCAGTAATACCTGTTCTGCGGATCGGACCTTCTTTCTTTTTTCAGACGAACAAGGGCTTCAACCTCTTTTCCTTCAAACGATTTGAGATATGAATAGAATCCGGGGTTATTCAGAGTTCCCTTAGAAACTGTTCCTCTAAAAACAGGGATCACTTCTCCACCCTACAGACCCAATCGGGGTTGACGATTTCGATCATAACTTTTTCTTTATTTTCTTCAAACGCCAACTCAAAGTGCATTGGTCCATCGGCGCTGAAGTTATCGTGATGGTGAGCCTGTATCCATTCTGTTAGCAGTTGCCCTCCTGGGAAATACCACTGGGTGTGAGGGTAGTACTTGGCCAGAAGAGGACTGATCCCACCGCACTTCGTACACTTTAAAAACATTCTGTTGTTTGCCATGTGCCCTCCGAAAATAACGGGGCCCCGAAGGGCCCCACAGATTTAAGCAAACACCGGACAGCCCAGTCTCTTTTCACACGCCGCGCAGAAAGCAACCGTATAAGTCGTTTCCGGATGATCAGGGCAGGGACCGGGCGCCAGTCCGTCAGCAACCTCAGCTGGTTTTTCAGTTGGTTTCTCCGCTTTCTTGGCCTTCAACTTCTCTTTCAACGCTTCTGCCGGATCGACCTGTTCGACCTGGAACCAATCCGCTGCAGAGGAAATTCCATCCTTCAGCGAATTGTAAACCTTTCTGAGGGAAATGAGTTGGGCCGGAGTAATCGTGTCCAGGTGCCTTTGAATGCGTTTTTCGATCTGTTCTTTACCTACTCCAAAAACAGCGAACGCTTCAACCAACTTTTTAAGAGCTTCCGGAGAAGTGTCCGCGCTGGCTTTAAGAGTGGATTCGCACTGGGCAACCGCGGCCTCTACTACGTCTCCCGGAATAATCGCAAGGATCGCCGCCCTTAACCGACGGGCACCTTGGTTGGCCGTCAGTTCGTAAATTTCCCTGGGGTCTTCCAGGGTGTAAGTCCCTTTTCGTGTATGGCGAATGTGTTTGACCTGAAAAGTTTTTACGTGCCTTGTGTTATTTTCAACGTCCCAGCAGAAAGCTTCGATCGTGGACTCTCCATTCCTCTGTTCCAACTCGCGAATCCCGAACTGAAGGTTCTGCCAATTCTGCGCCATCGCCTCCGCCAATCGAATCGAAGGGCCGGTGATATCGGTGCCACCTTTGGCGTAGGAATAAAGGGCTTGTTCCGCCAAACCTTTTCTCTGGCAGGCGACAATGATTTTGTCCATGGCTTCCATCTGATTGCGAGGGAACTTCTTTGCAAGAACAATAGCCCCCTGGACTTCGGCCAACGCTCTTTCAGATTCAACTGCTACCATGGCCGGGCGGGTAGCCACCGGAGCTTCCATCATGCTTTCGGGAACTTTTGAATATTTTGCAATTTCTTCAGTCATGCTATTCTCCTTTCACAAGGAATCGGCGGGTTGCCTCTCCCTCTTTCACGTATTTTTTGTACAGATCGGAATGCTCTTTCTGGAAAGATTTGGTATCAAATGATACCCTTCCTTTCCCCAGTTTGTAGGTTACAAGGGGGCTTCCCGCAAGATCGATGATCTCATCTCCCGTGTCCCCCATGACAACGATCAATTTACCCTTGATTTCTTCTTCCTTGGCCTCCAGGGACTTAATTTCAGCCCGGGCGGCACGAAGGGTCCCTACCAGAGAAACAACATCTTCTGAGGCGATTATCGAGCCCGAGGACTTGCTTTTCCCGAACCTTTGAACCGCATCCGAATAAGTAACCGGGGGAGGAGGGTTGCCGTCAAGGACTCTTTGCCAGAACACAGAGGCAGCCTCGATGATCATTTCCTGTAGTTCTTTGTCCTCCGGAACGATGTACAGAACCGGAAGTGATCCACCGATGGACACGGGTACGTCTGCTACCTTAAACCCTGTAACGGCCATTTGATGTTGAACCTGGACCATGTAATAATCAGGAATCTGATTTGACCCGACTTCGCCCCATCCCTTTGAAGATCGGGCGGTTTTAATTTCAACCACCCGCCCGTCATCGGTAAACCCATCCAGCGAGGCAAACATGAAATTGTAGTTGGGATGCACCAGGATTTTTTCCGGAAGACGAACCGCCCTTCCGGTTTCGTCCGAATACCACTGGCGGATGGTTGGCTCCATCCTTTTCCCCCAGTTCGTAGCATCCGACCCTTCCCAGTCTTTGACCTCCCGACGTTTTTCCTGATAGACTTGAAAAGGCGTTTTCCACGGGGAGATTCCCATAATTGCCGCTATGTCGGACGCCCCTATTCCTTTACGACGTTCTTCTAACCACTCGGGTCCTTCCATCATAGGGCACCTGCTTTCTCCCGGAGCTCCGCAACCAGGGCTGTCAGTTCAGTTACTGCCCAAAGAGCAATGGCCTTCCCATCGTCTGTCTTGACATCGGGAACCTGAAAGGCATCAAGATCATCCGCCAGCTTCAGCAACTTCACCTTATCCGGGGCGCGGGCCGCCTTACGTTCGGCTGCAAGGCGGGCTTTTTCTTGCCGGGCAACCTCAGCCGCTTTTTCTCTTTCCGCATTTTCCTTGGCTTCCTTAACAGCTTTTTCGGCTGCTTCCTTCTTGACCCGCTCAAGCTCTTCCTGGCGGAGCCTTTCAGTCTCCGCATCCGCAACTGCTTTCAGCCGCGCCTTCTCTTCGTCTTCCAAACGCTTCTTTTCTTTTTCAATGGCTTCCTGCTCCAGCCGAAGCCTTTCGGCTTCCTCGGCCAAACGAGCTCTTTCAGCTTCCTGTTCGGCTTTGATCTGCTGAATTCGCGCCTCTTCTTCCAGCCGAACCCTTTCTTCCTCTGCCCTGCGGAGATCGTCGGCTTCTTTGGCAACGGCTATTTTCCCGATGAACTCTTCAAAGCTTTCGTCCGTCGCCGCTTCAATCGCTTTTCCGGAGATAACATTTCCATAAGCGTTGAACATCGTCCCATTGAAAGTAGCCCCAAAAGAGCAAAGGCGGTCGATCCGCGCCTGATACTTCTCGGCTGCGATCCTTTCCTTCTCCGCTTTCTCCGCTGCTTTCTGGTCCAGGTAAACCTTTTCCTCGGTCTCCAGGTGATCTTCGATCGGCGACAGAAGGGCAGTTAACCTTTTGGCCTCGGCGTCAATCGCCTGCCCGTAACGGAGGGCGTCTTCCTTCAGTTCCTTCCGTTTCTTTTCGACATCGATTCTCCGAGATTTGACCTCCATCTTCGCCTTGTGCACCACTTCGTACCCATCCGAGATTCGCAGTCCCATGTAGCGCGATGACAATTCAGCAATAGCAGCATCGGCCAGATTGAACTTTGCGATCTCCCCATTTAAAAACTCTTTTTCCATTACTCTCCTCCTTCATTTTTTTCGACGAACTGCCTGATGTAATCAATGTTGTCGCACACCGCAGCCGCTTTGCGAACCCCCAACATTACGTACTCTTCTTCGCCGCGGTACATCTTCCCGGTAAAGACTTTGATCACCGGGTAACCCTTGTATTCACTGACTTCTGGCGCTGTTTTACTCATCCACTAGCCTCCTTTCTTTTTAATTTGACCTACCCCTACGCCCAAAACAATTTTCTGTCAAGCAATTATTTTTACAAAAAACTAAAAATATTTCTTGACACGCTAAATAATCGGCGTATTTTAAGGCCGAACATCAACAAAAGGAGAATGCTATGAGTATAGAACAAGCCTATCGCTCCACACTAAAGCGCCTTAGAAAAGAGGCCAAGAAGAACATCAAGGATTACGCCCGGAAAAACAGACTTCCCTACAACACCATCAAAATGCTGATCCACGAAGAGTCCACCGGCTCAATCAAAACCTGGATTCGTGTTGAAAGGGCCTTTGCCCGCAACGACCGAAAGAACGCGCCTGCTTCGGAGGTGAACCTTGGCTAAGGACAGACCCAGGATCGAAAAGCCATGTCGCGTATGTGGCCAGCCGATGTATTGCACGGCGCGTCGAGAAGTCTGTTCTGTCTGCCGGCGGAAATCCGAACACGAGGGCTGGAAGAATAGGAAGGAAAAAGCGGCTACCGAGAGCTACGGGAAAAGCGGGAGCCCTACCCGCCTGCCGCTATCTTTTTAACAGGGAATTTCAGAGGGAGAAAATGGCTAAGGGGAGGATGCTTCAAAAACGTATTTCCACCAGCAGTAAAATGACCCAGCTCTCCAGCGATACAGTAAGACTTCTTTACACCTGGTTGTTGGCTCATCTTGATGTCAACGGCAACTTCTATGCTGACCCGGTTATGGTAAACAACCTTGTTTTCACAAGATTGGGGCATTCGTCCAAAACCGTCGCTGCAGCGATCGACGAATTGGCCAATGTCGGCCTGATAGTGCTTTACCAGATCGACGGAGAGACATATCTTAACTATCCAGACTTCTTTGAGAAACAACCGAAATTAAATCCCGACAGAGAAGGAAATTCAGACATCCCAAACATAACTCCTGAATCACTCCTGAATAACTCTGGAGTTAATCAAGAACCACTCCAACAGCAAAAAACACAATATAAGATTAATATAAGAGAATATAAGAGTAAG